CTGCATGTCGCTCGAAGAGATACTCCGCATTCTAAGAAACCGGCTCGCAACGCTCGGCTTGCAGCGGTCGCACGCGGCTAGCGTCGGCGACCTCGAGCGCGTGAGCGCGATCGACGCGGACATTCTATCCACCGAGCAGACGATCGCGCGCATCGAGTCGCTGGGCTGACGATGCTGCTGCTGCTGCTCTATAGCTCGGGCAGCGCGACGTCGGGCGCGGGAGCCGCCGACGGCACATCGTCGGTCGTGGGCGTCGGGGCATCTACCGCGGCGGCCAGCGCGTCATCATCCGGCACCGCTACGGTGTCGGGCGTAGGGTCTACCGCTGGGTCGGTGTCCAGCGCAGTCGCGTCGTCGTCTGGCGCAGCGGCCGTGGCCTTTGTCGGCGCCTCGACGTACGCCGCCGCGTGGTCATCTGGTGGCTCGTCGGTCACGTCCTCTGTCGGCGCCTCGACGTACGCCGCCGCGTGGTCGACGTCTGGCTCGTCTGTAGTGCTCGGCGTGTACGAGCCCGTCTCGACGTCGGTCTCGTACACGGCTCGCGTGCGCTCAGAGAGTAGGACGACAGCGGTAGACGCAGAGGCGCGCGTCAGAGTCGTCGGGTCTGACAGCAGAACAGTCACCGTGGAAAAGAGCATGCGCACGACAATGGTGCTCTACGAAGGAAGAGCCGTGCTAGTGGAGGGCGATGATGAGTGAGTCGTTTATCAAGGATCCCAACGCCGTCCTCGACTATGCGTTCGACTGGGCTACCGAGTGGATGCCAGCGGGCGACTCTATATCGACGGCATCGTGGGGAATCGACGTAGCGCCGGACGCGTCTTTGACGATCAACTCTACGTCAATCGTCGCTGGCAACCCCACGGCATTCCTCGGCGGCGGGACCGCCGGTTCAGACTACGTGGTCCGGTGCAGGATCACGACGACGCAGGGACGCACCGACGACCGATCCGTATTGGTCCGCGTGCGGTCTAGATAGGAGCACCGTGGCTACCGACATCAGTGATCTGCATATGGACGAGGACGACATCTCACGAGTGCCACGCACTCCCGAGCCGCATGAGATCCCGACGCTCGTCCGCGAGCTTGTCCGCGTGACTGCATCGCACGGCCGCGCGCTTCGAGCTATGCGCTCTCTCGTGTGGGCGGTAGTCGTCGCGGTAGTCGTGGGATCGCTGGGCGTGGTCTTCGCGGTAGCGAGTGCCTCGTGGTCGCTGGGTGCTAGAATGGAGCGCATCGAGTATCTGGCGCAGAGGCTGGACAGACTGGAGGGACGATGAAGATCGGAAGCTACAAGATCGAAACGACAACCCTTGTCGCTTTTGCGCTCATGCTCGCGGCTGCGATCGTCGTGTGGGTGACGTCGTCTGAGCCGCATCGCGAGGAGATCCTCGCCGCGATGATCCCCGTCGTCGCTACTGTGCTCGCGTCGCTGCCTGCGATGGTGCGGCGTGGCGCTGCGCCGATCTTCCTCGTGATGCTCGCGGGCTCTGCGTACGGGTGCGGTGGCGGTGTGTCCGCTGGAATCGCTACTGCTGTAAGCGTCGCAAAGCCTGTCGCGATCGGCATCTGCGAGGCCGCGCGATGGACCACGAATGTCTGCGATCGGAACGGTGCATACGCGGAATCGAGCGGCGGAGAATCCGAGCCTGATCCTGCAGCGCCGTGAGCTCAGCGGACGATATCAGGGCAGAGTGCGACGCTCTTTGCGAGCTACTGCTCGAGAAGAATCGCGCTTACGGTGACAGTGCGCTTGAGCCGATTCGGCTCTTCTCAAAAGCGGACGCGACAGAGCAGCTCCGCGTGCGGATCGACGACAAGCTGTCACGCGTCGCGCGCGGTAGCGCCGCTGGAGAGGACGTAGTCATGGACCTGCTGGGGTATTTCATCTTGCTCCGCATCGCCGAGAGGCGCGGTAAATGATGGTCTCAAGACGGGCTATCGCGGCGGCGCGCCGGAAGATGGAAGAGGACCCTCGCGACGTGTGCGAGCTGCTCCTCTTCCTCGCCATCGAAGAGTACGGCGAGGACATCGGTCTTCGTCTAGTGTGGTGGTGCCGCTCTGTGGGCATGGGCTCCAGCGCATGAGAGCGAGCGAGCGAGCGCGCGTCGAGCGCTACGCGTCGCGCGTGCTTGAGAAAGTCGCTCCTAAAATGCGCCTGCTCGTCGGCTGGTCTCGTGAGTGTGGGTCGTGGCACGAGGGCGTCCACGGGGAGGCTTTTATATGGGCGGTCTACGGCGTGATCATGCTGTCTGAAAAGCTCTTTGAGGGCGGCACTCCAGAGTCCCGCGAGGACACCATCCGTCACGAGCTAGCGCATCTCGTCGCGTGGCACCGACACGGGCACGAGATACCGGCACACGGTCGCGAGTGGCGCGCGGCTCGCGCCGACATCGACGCCGCTCTCGAGGCCGACGAGTGAGGCCCACGAAGGGCACGGCGGAGCACCGAGAGTGGGTGCTCTCATGCGTAGTGGAAGCGGCAGAGCGCGCGAACCGCGACATCTCCACGATGCCGCGATCCGTCGCGCTGGCGATGCGGCTCGACACAGACGAGCATTGGCCGCTGAGCCGCGACTACTCCGCGCTCGGCGGATACGCGCGAGCACGAGCCGCGGCGGCGCTGGAGCTCGACGTCCCGTCACGCAGCCCGACGCCAGACCCGCAGGAGCTTGGTGAGCGACGCGGAGTGCAGCGCGATCTACTCCACGCGCGGCGCCTCGAGCGCCTCGTCGGAGACGCGGAGCACTGGACAGACACCGTCTCGCGTCTCGTACTCGCAGGCATCGAGAAGTCGAGCTCGTACACACCCCCGCGCGTGTACTCGCCGCCGTGCGACGGGGCCCGCGAAGTCGTCGTGCTCCTGTCCGATCTGCACTACGGTCAGATCATCGACTCTCGCGAGGTGCCTGGTAGCCAATACGGGTGGACCGAGGCCGCTCGCCGCACGGCATTCGTTGCGCGAGAAGCGGCGTCATACAAGCCATCGCACCGCGACCGCACTACGTGTCGGCTCTTGCTCGGCGGTGACATCATCGAGGGTGAGATCCACGGGCCGACGCGCGAGGCTCACGCGCTAGCGTCCCAGCTCGACGGCGCAAGACAGATCCTCACCAGCGCGATCTCGTATCTGCGAGAGGCATTCGCACGCGTAGACGTCGTGTGCGCGATTGGCAATCATGGACGGTGGCCGCATGCGCAAGGCCGCGCGGTCGCGTCAAAGTGGGACGGCGCCGTAACCGTACTCTACCGCACACTCGAGGCGATCTTTTCGCGTGACCCCGGAGTGACGTGGACGATCCCGCGTACGCCATACGCCACGTGGCGCTCGCCCGGCGGCGCCGTATGCGCTCTCACGCACGGAGACACCGTCGTCTCGGCGGGCACTCCAGCTCGCAGCGTGCACACGCATCGGATAGCAGACCAGCTCCGACGATGGAACTCTGCTCGCGCCGCTCAAGGCGAAGCGCCGATCCGCGCTCTAGCGCTCGGGCACTATCACGTGCCGATGCGCGTGGTACTCGATGACGGCCTAGACCTCGTGGTCAACGGCTGTCTCGGCGGGACTGCGGCGTACGCGCAGGGAGCGTATGGCGTGCACGGCTCGCGACCATCGCAGATCATATGGGAGTCTACCGCGCGGCATCCCGTCGGCGACCTGCGTGTCGTCGAGGTCGCGTGCGCGGATAGCGATACTGGACTCGACGATATCGTACCGCCAGTAGTGGAGATCGGCGCATGATCGAAAGAGGGATCGTCATCGGCGGACGCGTGCTACCGGGCACCGACCGCGTACTCAGAGACTCCGACGCATGGTGGACCGCGGGCCGTGAGACTCGCCCGCGAGCTGGCGCCACAATCGATCTCATCGTCGGACACTGGACTGCTGGACCGCCGCGCGAGGGGCCGGCGGCGGGGAGGTCTCTATACCGTGCGATGGAGTCGCGGCGATCGGCGGATGGCTCGCGCGATCTGAGCGTGAGTGTGCATTTCGGCATCGCGTGGGACGGCGGGATCTGGCAGTACCTCGACCTCGCGCACGGCGCCGTGCACGTCGGTCACCGGCCTACGATCCGCAGGTCAATCGGCGTCGAGACGATGTCGCCTGGCACCGCGCGGATGGCGGCGCGTCTTGGCGTAGAGGGGCGCGTCATCTCGCGGCGCGTAGACGGGCATCGCATCGAGTGCCCCGAGCCGTCGGATGCGCTCCTCGAGGCGTGGCGATGGCTCGCCGATGTGCTCTCGCGAGCAGACGATGACCGGCTCGACATACCTCGTCAGCGCGCGCCCTCCGACCGCAGGCTATCAGTGAGCGAGCTCGCGCGCGCACGCGGCGCTGTTGAGCACATGAGCCTGCCGGGCTCGACGAAGATCGACTCGTGTGGGCTGCTCCTCGACGCGCTCGGATGGCCGCTCGCAAAATAGAAACGCCGCGTCTATCGCTAGGCGCGGCGTTGGTCACCGACGAGTCGCGCGCAGTTCAGAAAGGCACGTCGTCGTCGTGGGGCAGCTCTGCCTGCCTCGGTGGCTGTCTCAGTGCTGGACGTGCGCCGCGAGAGTCTCCGCGCTGCGGGGCTGCGCCGCCCCCGTCTGCGTAGGCGTCGAGCCAGTGCGTATCCTTGCCGTCCTGCCCGCGAGTGACGATCTCTCGCGAGCCGTCTGCGCGCTCGATGACGAGCCGCACCACGTCGCGATCAAGACGACAGCTAATGCCGCGGTCCCTCTTCCATCCTGCGAGCAAGTTGATCGCCTGCCCGCTGGCCTTGCTTTTCACGACGATTCTGATGTCCGGCTTTCCGCTCACTTTGCACTCTCCTTTTTGAGATCCTTGATTCGCTGCTTCATTTCAGGAAGCAGCGTGGGCCAGACTAGCCGCTTCCACGCCTCCGTCTGGCGTGGCCACTGTTCGACCACGCCCTCCTGCTCCTCATCAGATACCGTGAGAGCGGGCTCGGCGACATGCTCCTGCGCCTTGTCGTACAGCGCGAGTCCGAGCCTCATGCCGAGACTTTTCGCGCACCGCTTGAGCGCGTCGGTCGCTGCCTCTTTCTCTGCGCTCTCGACTGCGGCGCCGACGTACCGATCGATCCCGTGACCGTGGCCGCGATCCACGACGCGCACGCCGCCCGCCTCCAGCACGCAGCGGCACGAGTAGCTCACTCGCCAGCGCCCTTTTTCCTCCTGCTCGCGCGCCACCTCGCGCGTGTCGCCGGCATCGTATGACCAGCCCTCGGGAAAGATCCGATTCAGCTCCGCGATGACGCGCCATCCTGCGATGTAGCTCAGCGTCATGCCAGACTGCTGTCGCTCTTCGACGTGCTCGCGAGGAATCGGCGCGTCGAGGAGCTTGCGTTTTTCGATCACTTGTCGTCCTTTCTGACCCGATTGGAGACTGTCATGCGAGCACGTGCGACATCAAGCAGCGTCTCTATCCAATCGTCCCCCGCGCGGGCTTCACGCACAAGGCCCGCGCGGGCGAGGGCCTCGGGGACCGTGCGAGAAATCGCCGAAGCGAGCAGCTCGAGACGAAGTTCACCGTTGATCGTTGCTGCATCGATCGCGCGCTTCGACGCGAGTTCGAGCGCGCCCTTCGCGAGCACGTCCACTGGCAATGGCTCGGCTGTTGTGGTCACAAGCCGGAACACTTCGCACAACCCATCACTGGTATCGATCCAATCACTGGTATCGATGGAATCCTCACTCGTTGTGTCACTGGTATCGATGGACTTCATTATCCGCTCCTTCTCGTAGCCTTTCCACATCAGCCCACGCTTTGATCGCCACGGCGCGGATCCGCTCTATCTCCGCGTCGTCGCGCTCTACAATCCATCCGACAGGCTCGCTATCGGAGCCCATCACCCATCCGCGCCCGCACACTAGCACGCCCGCCGATGCGCACATGCACCCCATCTGCGCTTGTAGCTGGACCCGCCAGTACCACTCGCACGTCGAGTGGTGTCCCGCCGTACACTTTGCCTCGACGATGATCAGCTCGCCGCTGGGGCCGCGGCACCACGCGTCGGGCGTCGCGGCTAGTCTGTGGCAGTGCCTATCCACTAGTGGGTACCACTCGCGCGGAGCCGCGGACTCTAATCGAACGTCATCGAATCCAGCGGCAGAGGACCATCGATCGATAAGCTCGCGTTCGCGCTCGGCGCCGGAGCGCATAGCGCGCGAGCCCGCTTTCGCCGCGAGCAGCCCCGCTTTCCTCGCGACGATCCGAGGCACTCCAGCGCGCGACATACCAGAGTCGTCGAGATGGTAGCGGCGCGCCGATGCGGCCTCCTCCTCGCGGCGATCGTACGCGAGCAGGAGCGCGGGGATCTCCGACGCGCCCCACGAATGCCGGCGCCGCTCCAGCCACGGATCTGCCGCGGATACGAGCTGCGCAGAGACTACGTCGGGAGCGAGCGACAGCTCGTCGTCTACCACAGCCGCTCGTCTGCGTGAGTGAGCAGCGACTCGATAGCAGCTAGCAGCGTGCCTCCCTCGCCAGCGGCGATGAGCCGGTCGCTCTCTGCGTACCAAACGCCCTCGATGCGCCGCACGCGCAGATCAGACACGCGATACCGCGCGAGGGATGTCTCTAGCTCACCGATCGTCATATCGTCGTCGTCCACGTACTCCTCCATCTCAGCGGGCGACAGCTCGTCGCCGGGGCCGTGATCGTATCTGCGCATGACCGCTAGTCGTACTCAGCAACGCAATCGAGCGCAACTTTTTGAGCACGACATGCCGCGCTTGACAGACTGCGCGCGGTCCGGTATACGTCGCATCGGAGGTACGATGAGGATCGGAGATAGAATCCGCGAGGCACGATTGCGCGCCTCGCTTACACAGCAGCAGTGCGCGACGCACGCAGGCGTGACGATCGCGACTCTGCGGTCGTGGGAGACGTGCGCGGTATCACCGCGACTTGACGATCTCGCGACGCTTGCCCGCGTGCTCGACTGTCCCATCGGGGCGCTGGTAGGTGAGTCGTGATCACTATCGGCGAAGGACTCGTCTCAAAACTTAGAGCTGACAAAGCGCGCGCGAAGCGGCACCTGGAGTCGATGATGGCCCGCGGTCTTTCGCGCGAGCAGGCGTGCGCGCTACCGCTCGAGGCGCAGTCGATGCGCCGCACGGATGGCGCTATCAGCCATTTTACGCGCTACGCCGACGACCCCGACGCGCAAGCGATCGTCGCGGCGCATCCCGACGGGATGCCACTAGAGCTCGTCGGCGCATATCTCGGGGTGACTCGCGAGCGTGCGCGCACGCTCGAGGCGCAGGCGCTCAAAAAGATCGCGGCGCTGCTAGCGCTTGACGGCGTCCGTGAGCGAGACGTCGTCGCGTGGCTCTCGCGCGGACGTCCCGGCGACGGCGCCGGAGATCCCGAGCCGCCGCATCTGCGGCAGGGCGTAGACGGCGAGGAAAGACAGGCGCGGATCGCTGCACGGGTAGACGCGCAGGAGCCGAGCGAGGCGACGCTCGCGGCAGAAAGAGCAGTCGCGGTACTAGAGGCGACGGTAGAGCGGCTGAGTGCCGCGATCGAGAGGTGCGGAGTGATCGACATCGGCGATTACAGGCTCGAGCCAGACGACAGTGAGATCGCGGAGTGCCGCGCTTGCGGCGGCTCGGGAGACGAGACTGCCGAGGACGTGGACGGCTCGTATCGAGCCGAGTGCAGCGCTTGTGGCGGGACTGGGTTGCGCGATGGACAGTGAGAGAGTCGACAGACTCGACACGATGATCGCGGAAGGGCGCTTGATCCGTGAGAAGTGGACCGCAGGCCACGGCCGCGCGTGCCTGCTGGCCGCGCTATCGCCAGAGGCCGGCGCAGCGCAGACTGCCGCCGCGTGTCCCGCGGCGGTCATGCCTCCGTGGCTCGCCTATCTGACTCCGTGGCTCGACGATGCTCCGAGCGAGCACGCGTGGCCCGGTGTCGTGCGGCGGTATGCATCGCTCGCGCGGCGATGGCATGTGCTTGACGGCGAAGCGTGGGACCGCGCAAAGGTCGGCGCGCTCCTCGCGATCGTCGAGGAGACCCGTATGCACGCGAGCGACGATGCTGTTGCGCTCGCAGCGATCGACGGCGTGCTCGGCTGGCTCCGCCGCGGCGCTCCCGAGAGCGACCGCGAGGCGGTCGCGAATGCGGCGTGGGCGGCGGCGGCGGCGCGAACGGCGGCGTGGGCGGCGGCGGCGTCGGCGGCGTACGCGGCGGCGGGGGCGGCGGCGGATGCAGCGCTGGCGGCGACGCGTGCGGCGGCGGATCGTATCGCCGCGGGCGTGCTCGACGCGATTGAGCGAGAGATCGCGGAAGCGGAGGCGGGACGATGAGCGGTCATAAAGAGGACGATCTTCGATGGATGCGGCGCGAGTACCGAAGAGAGGACGAGCGCCGATGGATCGCAGCGATGGAGCGGAGGCACGCACGCGGGCTCGAGTACGTATGCGGACTCGCCGACGTGCTCGCGGTGATCGA